CAGAATAGATTACATTAGCACCCATGTACATTAGCACCCATGTACATTAGCACCCATGTACATTAGCACCCATGTACATTAGCTCCCATGTACATTAGCACCCATGTACATTAGCACCCCGTGCAATCCGATGCAAATTGACAACTATCATATCCATATCCCGGATTAACGCAACCGACCTGTCCATTGCCTACATATCCACACCCGGCTTTACAATAACCGCCTCCGCCAAATAAAAACCAGGGATAATACCAAGGATAATCATAATAGCCTCCGCCTCCGCCACCTCCACCATAATATCCTCTGCCTCTACCATATCCATAGCCATGACCACCGTGCATTCTACCATACCCACCACCATGCCCTCTACCATACCCTCTACCACCACCACCGCGCCCGCCTCCTCCACCGCGCCCGCCTCCTCCACCACGCCCACCACCACCGCCACGCCCACCACCACCGCCCCGATTTCCTTCGATAATGTTAGAATTCATCCGCACTATAAAAAAAGTAACTGTAATTATAATTATTAATATAAGTACTAACCTTTTCATTTTATAATATATATGATTAAAAAATATATATTATATATAATATAATGTTTATTAATAAAGGTATTATTCGACGAAATGTTGTGTCAATATCGATTTTAATATATATATGTTTATATTTGTTAATTATGTATATTAAACCCAGTTTTATATTTAATAAAAATGGTAGTTTGCGCGAATTTGGTATCGGTTCGCGCAATAAAACAATTATTCCTGTGTGGTTTTTAGCAATATTTATTTCTACTTTGTCTTATTTTTCAGTCATTTATTTTGTGAGTGTGGATTAAGTCGGTTATGTAATCAATTTGAGAAAATGGGTGCAAAATTTCTTTAGAAAATGGGTGCAAATTTTCTTTAGAAAATGGGTGCATGTTTTCTTTAGAAAATGGGTGCAAATTTTGTAAAAATGGGTGCAAATTATTACATACTAATTTATCCTTAACAATATAAATTAAGGCAAAGCTTAATATTTTTTCACCATTATTAAATTTGTTGCAAGTAGTAATCCATTCATTGAGAGAACCAATACTAAAATCTATGGATATTTCTATAGGAATTGCATTATTATTAAATAATTTTGTGTAGATAAATTCATCTCTAGCTGCATCGTTATCATTGTACATATATATACATTCATAACATAGTAGACTCTAAATCATTATTACTATGTTTCGGTTCACTAAAACTATCGTGACGCGGTTCACTAAAACTAACGTGACGCGGTTCACTAAAACTAACGTGACGCGGTTCACTAATAATATCACGATACGGATCAATAAAACTAATATGATGCGGATCACTAAAACTACCACGTTGCGGACTTATATTCTCATGTTGATATATAAATTTTGACGCGTATCCCATATTATTTATACTATCTACAAATTTTACATTACCCTGAGACTGATAAGCGGATTCTCTTTGCTGACGCTGGGTCGAGATAGCTCCTTGATCTTCGCTTCTAGGCATTAATGGCACTGTGTCTAAATTTAATTTCTTCAATAATATATTTAATTCATCCCCTTGTTTTTTATTTTCTTTATAACTAAAAGAAGCTATTTGTAATAATGCTAAACTCATGCAAGAAATACTACCAGAAACGAAGCTTAATGTGTCATTATGATAAAATCCGGCAGAAAAACTGAAAATACCACCAAGGGCTACCATTATTTTTGAAGAAGTTTCAAATGTAATACCTATAGTACGCCACCATTTTTTCCCACCAATTGTTGCTTTTATCATATCCCTGTAGTAGGGTTCAACCAATTTATCTACGATAAATTCTCTTGTTACATCGCTTATTTCTATCTTTTCATATTGTTGATGAGCCATATAATATATACAACCAACCTTTTAAGAAAAGGTTGAACCAAAAAACACAACCTTTAAAACAACCTTTTAAGAAAAGGTTGAACCAAAAAACACAACCCTTGGAAGTAGATTCAAACGAAGTAGGTTCAAACGAAGTCGACTGAATCAAAACTGCAACCATTTAACATGCTTATGATTTATATTCATGTTATTTCAATAATTTCCAGAAAATATTATATAACTCAAAAATATACCAAAAAAATTCTTTGCGAACAAATCTAATATATTGTAAAATGCATTTTTAACATAATAAGGCAACACTGCTGCAACACCATATAAAGACCAAAAAAAGAAAAAATACCAAAATAATAAATATCCATTTGTATTTTGAGTTACATAATTTACATAAATAATATAATAATACATTAAAAATGGTATAAATCCTAGAAATACTCCGAACAAAACAGGGATAATTTGCATTTCACCCAAATAACCAAATAGTAACATTAACCAATTTAAAAGCACTACAGGTATAAAAATATTTAAATTGTCTTTTAAAATTGTAAATATATCTAAATTGTTCGTTTTATTTTGTACCGTTGTATTCAAATAAATTAAATATACCATTAATGTTATTAGCATCGATGGTGTTGTAATAACCCAATCTATATATCTTTTTGGTGTAATATTTAATACCTTAGTAAAATTATAAGTTAACCAAAGATAAAACGTTCCTTCAAAAAACTGAACCACTAATTCTATTACTAGTAATTGTTTTATTAACGAATAAATAGTAGGAACTTTTACAAAAAATGCTCCTACTTCTATTATTCCTGTTATTATTTGAATAATAATTGAAATTACTAATGTAATATAAAATAAATGTTTTGCATCCATATATATATATTATTTTAATAATAAAATAACCATAACCACAACCTTTTGGGAAAAGGTTGGACCAAAAACACAACCTTTTCGGAAAAGGTTGGACCAAAAATTACAATAAAAATAATAATAAAATAATAATAAAAATAATAATAAAAATTACCTGTCGTTGGGTTGAGGTTTTGGTCCAACCTTTTCTCAAAAGGTTGGGGTTTTGGTTCAACCTTTTCTCAAAAGGTTGGCAAAAGGTTGGCTTAGGAAAACTCCTCATCTCCGTCCAGTCCCATTTCTTCATAATCCGCATCTTCGCCCATATACTCTATCCGATTATTCTCATCCTCAATCTCCGCCGCCGCCTGATCCTCCTCTAAAAGATCAAAATTATACATATCTTTATTCATTTCAGTAATATCCTTATTTTTACCCAACCGCTGATCAATTAACATTTGTTTTTCCATTGAGTTACGCTCTTCGTCATACGTTTCTTTATCATAACTCACTAAACCTTTCTGTAATCCTTTACTCCATCGCTCTAATTTCTGATTCTTGAATATGGTTTCCACCTCCCGTTCTTCGTCAGTCTTATTTTTCAAATAATCAGTAATATCCGTTTTTTCTTTTTCTCTCGACCGTAAAATTTTATCCATCATACTTTTGTAATTATAATTAATCACCTTCTTATCATTACAGATAATACCCATAAAGGCATTTAATAGTTTCGCCACTTTATCGCCGAGCTCTTTCTTCTCTCCGCGAATAATTTCTAATTCCGTGAGTTCGCCATTTTGCCGAGCGAACGCGCTCTCCGCGGTCATCAATTCATTCGCCATATCCTCCTCAATCACATCGAGTTGTATGGGTTGCCGTCTGAGTAATATCTCATCGTCATCTTTTGTATTAATCAAATCCGTCAAAGTACTATAAAAATAGTATTTAAATAATAACACGACTAATCGTCGTTCCATCGTAGAATAAATATACTTATCTTCACCCATTTTCAGGGGCGCATAAAACTCCGTCAATTTTGCCAATATTTCCGTATCCCGGGTCATACGCATAAACTTTTGTAAAACCAAAGAAATATCCGCATCTTTATAAAATTCATAGAGAGAAACATAGTGTTTATTAATGTGTTCGCGGATATCACTAGAATGCCGCTCCGACACCCCCCAATGTTTCGGAATTTGCACATTAGCATTATCGACTTCATTAATAATAATATTAGGAAATTCACGCGTCAAACATCGGAGCGAATTCTTAATAAAATTCATCATCTTGAATACGGTCTCATCTTTTCTATCCAACACTAAATTATCGCCCATTTCTTGAAATTCAGTAATATTATCAATACACTCCTTAAAGAATTTATAATCCGATTCATTTATTGCGGGAGCTTTCTTAACAAAATCATTTATACTGGCTACCATGATCTCATTCGCGGTAGCTAAATAATTCTTAAACTCGCGCATTTCGGGCGTATCTTCTACTAAGCCATTTATTTCGAAACTTGCCAATACTTTCTGAAATTTCTCTGTGAAACCTAGCGGTATATTTACCACGTTGCGCTGTTCTAAGGAAATAAGTATGTCTTTTAAGGCTTCTACAGTGTTCATTGTGAGCGCTTGCCGTTGCGGTTCCACGATATTCTGTTTATTTACGATGGTCAATAGCTGTTGAAAGGTCGTCTGCGAGTAATTTCGCCCGTCACTTTTAAGTTTCCGAATTTGTTCACTTAAACTATTTTTATCACTAAAATCTTCGGGCTTATTCATGCAAACCGCTTTGAGTTCTTCGCTAATGGGTAGATTTGTGCCATACTTACAATAGACAATAAATGCTTTATATATAGTTTCCTCTGAAAACTCCGCGGGTAAAGGCGGGATCACCATCTTCGTATCACGCGGATCGAATAATATTCCGGCTTTTCCCATGCGAATGGCGTGATATAAATCATTCGCCAAATCAGTGATTCTTGTATTATATGTCGCAATATCCGGTTGTGTCGTGATGAAATACTGTAAGGTACTCGCCTTTTCCATACTGTCGCAGCAGGCATTTTCTAAGAACGGTTCGCCTGCATTGTTAGTCATAATCGCAGCCTTTTTATGCACCGTTTTCTGTATTTTCTCGATGATACCAAAGGCATACAGGATTATTTTCCCTCTCATAATGTTCAGCATTTCTGTTTGCTTCATGGAGCCTTTTCTGATGGCATCGAGTAGTTCTTTTTTAAATCCGTCCGTTACATTCTGAATGGTGAGTAATTTTATCGGGACTAAGGGCGGCAAAAAATTCGTCATATTCCGGATATTATGTACGTCTGGTATAGTATCTTCGACATTTAGCAAGAGATAATTCTCTTTTAATTTTATTAATTCTTGCACTTCTTCAGTGTTTAAAATAAATTTGGCAATCTGTGTTTCAATTCTTTTTGCAATCGTCGCCACATTCATTTTTTGGATGGATTTCCAATGCTCAATCGGGCTCTTAATTTTGTTCACAATACATGCCAGATACGTTATGCCGGTCATGTCTTCGGCGCCGCCCATTGGAAAACCCGTAAAGGAGCGAATGCAGCCAGGATGAGTTTTTCGCGTCCGGATGGATGGAATAGATGCCTGAATCGTAATAAATAAATAAGATAAAGTGGAATAAATCAAAAACTGATAATAAGCCGTTTGATAGTCGTCCAGGTTCTTTTTCCCCTTGGAAGCGGCGATTTCTAATTGTTTATTATACACCTGTTCGCTCAACATTTTCGTTTCCAACATCTTGTGGACATTCCTGAGAATAAAGTCTTTATACGCATCTACGTTAATACCCATGAAATTTGTCATCACCGAAATAATATTGGATATTTTCTCTGTTTCCGGATCAGTGAAATTCTTCTTCGATTGCATTTGTAAAATCGAGTCACCTACATCGGCTTCTAATACGGCTCGCGTAATATTTTTATAACCTTCTTCCGTAAATTCTTCATCAGTATTAAGGGATATTTTCTTTATAATATAACCACTGTGTTCATCGACCCAAGAATCACCATCATCACTGAGCTTTCCCTGCTCCTTACAGATCTTCTCGACAGTATATATAAAATCACTTTGCATGACGAAGGCATTCGCCAAGGTAGAGAGAAACGTCGGTAATAAAGGAGTATTTGTTTTTTTACAATAAAGCCAGTATTGCTTTTCCATCGGCAATGCTTCTCTCGTGAAATAATTTACAAATTTAATAATATCTTGCTGGCGCTTGACATAATCGGCTTGTCCCATAATAATATCGCGTAGCGGTAGATATGGCGAGCTCACCGTGTCAGTTTCTTCAATAGTCGCACCTAAATTATAGTGTTTATAATTATATTTATAGGTATTGGTATGTATTAAATCTAATAAGATTCCCATTCGTTTAAGGGCATCCGCCAAATCATCATTTACTGTTTTAATAACTAAGGCTTTATTCACATTTAATTGTTCATCAAACTCTTTTAAAACCAATTTCAGGTTTGCATCTTTTACTTCTTTTCCGCTATTTTCCAGGGTGTCGCATTTGCCTTTCACTTCTAAGCATTTATCATCCAGATTACAAATCATTTTCAATTTATCTTCGAATACGTCCGGGGATATACTGTCGTCTTTTAACCAGGCGTTATTTTGTCGACGATAGTATTGCATGTCTAACTCATTGCCGAGAGAAAGCTCCAAAATGGCGTAATCCCCATCTTCGACTAGGCGTTTGCCGGCTAACATTGCCTGGGCTTCGCGTGTCGCCATTATTTGATTCAATCCGATTTTCTTCATTAAATTATTTATTAAGAAACCAATATAGGCTTCATTTGTCATTTGTGGATCGGGTTTGGGGTATTCACTTAGTAATTCATAGTGAGTGGTGTCGTACTTTTTATCAAAATAAATATCCTTGCTATCATCTTCTTTTAATTCATCGAGGGCAATATAACGTTTTGCGATGGCTGTGTACGTTTTACATTGCTGTGCTTGCTGTGCTTGCTGTGCTTGCTGTGATTGCTGTGATTGCTGTGCCTGCTTCTTGGGCGGCGCATTCGTATTTTTTATATACTTCTCAATGTCATTTATTTCTTTTAAGCCATTCGCAATCATGAGATTTGTTCCAATCATAGCAATCGCCGTGTTATACAAACGCCCACAATCAATATTAGTTATTTTAACCAAGAAATCCTCGCTAGACATATTAGTTAAGCTTGCATCATTCAAACCATAGGCACTAATCACCGCTTCTCTCAAAGCCGTATTGGTATCAAATAACGTCACTAATTTTGGCTTAAATGTATTTATCACTGTTTTCAAGGCATTATACTCCCGCATTTTAAGCAGATAATTCTTTTTATGTTCATTGATTTTCTTTGTTATATATTCATTTATTTCTTGATATTGCATAAAAGATAAATCCTCTTGATAAATCATAAACGGCTCCAAATAGCTGACTACGTCATGCAATGTCAAATTGTCAATGATATAGGGTTTAATCATATTGAAGAGAAACCGCGTTTTTGGCACAACTGAATCCAAATATTTCGCATATACTTTCTCCTTTGATAACGCGCCTTCATTTAACGATAATATACTTTCATCTACCTGTATGTCCTGTATTGTTTTTAAAAATTTATTCATATCATACTCTACGGGTTCTTCCAGATTCTCTAAAACAGTAGTGTTAACATTGGTATTATTCTTTAAGAATTGCCAATAATTAAGGTAGTGCTCACTTAAATTAGCTTTCATCAGTATACTCGTATAGGGCAAATTGATTCGCGAGAAACGGACTGTTACTTCGGGTAAAAATAACAAAGATTTTAGAGCCATGGTATCATTTTCCGTGAGGTTTTTTCGTTTAATAATAGTATCACCACCGCGAAACTTCTTTACATCTAAACCACTCATACCCATGTTATACTCCTGTATGACGAACCGGCGTCGATTTACCATGACAATATCTTTATTATTTGCCATGACAGAGGAATAGAAATCACCCAAATTATCCACAATCGCCGCAATACTTGTATTAACTTTTATTCTTGCCAAATCATTATTATCCTGTGTATTGGCATTGTCAAAAGGTGTCATATAAGGATTTAATTCCTTGATTAAATAAGAATATTTATTGTCTTGGTCCGGCATATTACCGGCTTTATACTGATCTATAATATCTTCTTCGCTATTTCTTGTATCAGCTAAGGTGAGTGGTAAAATATCGGTATAATCCTCGCTAGGTTCATCAAAATCATAGATTTTTTTTATATTCTTTACTACAGGTAAAATCCAATAGAGTTTCTGATTGAATTTCTGTAAGGTTTCTATTAAAGGTTTGTAATTCGCGCCTTGTACCTTCGGTTTTATTAGATTGCCGTCTTTATCGAAGATAGAAAAATTCTTTCGTAATTGTTTGAAGCGCTCAATCATCGTGTGAATATTATTTAATACTTGGTCGGTGCGTTTTATATTGGGAATCGTTGATAACATTTCATCTAATAAATCGGTGGTTTGTTTCTCTAAGCTATAACGCTGTTCGGATTCGGGTAATTCTACGATTTGATTAATTTCTTCTAATTCTGTTCCAAATTGGATTTGATCAGCACTTATAAATAATTCGCGAATTTGATTGGCGATTTTTGACGGGGGTTGTCTAATTGTTTCACTTATATTTGTTTCGCTAGGCATGACAGCTTCGCTAGACACTGCTTCGCTAGACACTGCTTCGCTAGGCACCGCTTCACTAGGCACTGCTTCGCTAGACACTGCTTCACCTGCCGGTGGCTTTCGTAAATTAATCTTAATAATCGGAATATCCTCTGGAATACCTTTATATCCAAAATCAATAAATATCACATCTCTCTCAGGATAAGTTGTAATCTCAATCATATCTTCTTCTAAATTAGTAATTTTACCAGTGATAATTGTCGGGACATCACCGCTAAAGTATACATCAATCCATTTTCCAGGAATTAATTTATTTTGTTTTGCATAACTATCCGATTCTGCTCGACTAAGTATATTAATCTCCGTGATCGATTCATTATCTAATTTACCATCGTTGCTTAGGGTTAATGTTTGTTCAATTCCGTTTCCTTCTAATAAAACAATCTTACTGTTGTCAATGTATTTAATATAAAAGGTATGGTTATTCAAAGGAGGATCAGATGGAGAGATTATTTCAATAATATCACCTAATTGTATGCTTAAAACTTGACTCATACCTTATAATAATAGTATATAATTATAACATTTAATTAATACTAAATGTTATTTATATATATTTGTTATACATATATTTGTTGTACATATATTTGGTTTATTTTCGGGTATAATATTTTCTATTTTTAGTTTTCTTTCTATTATTACATTTGCCCCTTTTATGTGTACCTATTTTATGTGTACCTATTTTATGTGTACGTCTTTTATTATTTGTTTTTCTTTTCTTACCCCCCTTAACTTTCCGACGTTTTGTCTGCTGTACAGGCATATTATATTTTAATTCATCAAATAATTCTTCTGATGCCATTTGTGATAAACCCGTTTGCTGCATAACGGTCTGAAATTTATTCAATTTATCATTTTTTATCAATTCTCTCATAAGTGTTCCTGACATATGTTCTATAGGAATAGGTACTGTATCATCATGAATATATGAATACATTAGAGAGGGATCCACCTCTGGGCGTACTAATAAGGAAGCAATGTATTTATTAGTCTCTTCATTTTCATTTAATTTAATATTACGTTTTGAAAACCAATTATTTAAAAAACCATAACTTTCCTCACGATCACCACCAACGATTAATTGGGCATGCGTTATACCGGGATCATTTTTGTCTATATTACACAATTGATCTAAAATAAAATTATTAAATCTGGCTGTAGGATTATTTTTATAATTTTCTTCACATTCATCGTCGGTTTTATCTTTTCCACATATTAATATTACTTGTATATTTCTTAAATCTTCGTTATCTCTCTTTGTTTTTTCTATCATTCCCATTGTTTCTAAATAATATCGTTTTCTATCGCAACTGAGGGGATTCTTTATATTGTCTTGTTTATGGGATAAAATAACATATACCTTCCCTCGTCCTAAATCGGTTGGGGGTAATTCGGAGTTCACTTTCATCATTAATTTAATTAAACTCATATGCCCACTTGTGGGTGGATTCATCCGACTAATGGTGAATATCATTGTTTTCTTAGGTTTCTCCATATATATGTACTTTTATAAAAAAAGTACGGCAAAAGTATATGTACTTTTATAAAAAAGTACTTATGAAATAGATACGGCAAAAGTATATGTACTTTTATAAAAAAGTACATATGAAATAGATACGGCAAAAGTATATGTAATTTTATAAAAAAAGTACGTATGAAATGGATACGGCAAAAGTATATGTACTTTTATAAAAAAGTACTTATGAAATAGATACGGCAAAAGTATATGTACTTTTATAAAAAAAAGTACATATGAAATGGATACATATGAAATGGATACATATGAAATGGATACATATGAAATAGTTAAGAACTTTACATTTTATTTTTTCCAATAACGATTTCCTTGGCAATCCTCCGAATGATTTTATCTTCATTATCACTGATTTCGCAATTCCCTCCAGTCGACTGTTTAATCAGTTTCATATATTTGTCATTCAAACGCGATTCGCCATCCAAGCTTTCTGGGTAAGTACTGCTCCATAAACCCATCAATTTCATATTATTAAAAGAAATAGTTTTAATGACATATCGTAATTTGGGATTATTCCTAGCCTCTTTTTCCCATATATCATGATCCTTGACATATAATATTTCTC